TAACAACCCAATGGTAGGCGCTACTGTAGCTGTAGCTGTTTCTATTGAGGAAGCTGCTAAGAACGGTAAGTTCTAAGTTTTACGATTTTAATATGTGTACAATTTTAATGTGTACACATTGAAAAAAGGCATTTGTACACATTTTGTACACATTAGGATTTAATGTGTACAGTCAAATGTGTGTACAGATGCCTTTTTATTATAGTGCATTTAATATATCCTTGTTCCGCTCACGCATGGTTTCTGTGACATGGGCGTATATATCAAGAGTGGTTGCTACATTTTTATGTCCCAGACGCTCTTGTACATATTTAACATCAGCTCCTTTGGCAAGTAAATTAGAAGCGTGTGTGTGCCGGAGAGAATGAAAGTCAAGCTCAGTGAAGCCAAGCTTGTGATGAATAACATTAAAACAGTGCATCATGGTTCTTGGTTGGATCCATGAGCCATCATCTCTTACAAGCACCATATGTATTGATTCGCCAGCCGGTTCATAAGTAAGTCTCTTAGAGTCATCTTCAAGTGTCTCACAGTAGATATAATTGTAATATTCATTATAGTACTGTTCACATTCCTTTTCATGTTCGTACATCCTTTTAAGCTCTGAAAGCGTTATATCATCAAGTTCTATGGTACGAAATGAATCATATTTAGGATTTTCTAGATACCATTTATCATTATGGTTCTGTACCTGTCTGTTAATGCTTAATATTCCTTTATCAAAGTCTATATCATCCCACATAAGACCAAATATCTCACCTAGACGCATACCGCACCTATAAGCGAGCAGGAGCGGCATATGATATATATGCCCCTGTGCAAATGTTTTAAAGACAGTATCAAGCTGCTCATCAGTCCATACAACTCTTATTTTCTTTTTGGTTTTAACCTCTGCCTTTGCTCTTGGAAGCGGAAGAGAAATAGTAGCAGAAGGATCATCATTAATAAATCTTGCAGTAGTCTTTGCGTAGGCAAATGACTTAGTAAGAATCCCCTTAACATTTCCGAGAGAGTTTCTTGACATTCCGGTATTAAAAAGATTATTTATAAGCTCCTGGAGAAGGCTTGGCTCTATGTCTTTAAGATAATACGAACCAATAGCCGGCTTTATATATAAATCAATTTTCTTTTTATAAGTTGATGCTGTATTAGCCTTTAGATTAACCTTGCAGTAATTATCAATCCAGTAATCCATGTAATCAGATACAGAGATATTAGATGGAGTGAAGCTCTTGCCAGTCTGTTTATATTGTGTGTATGCTGCCATACCGGCTTCATATGCCTCAGATTGGTTCTTAAATCCGCTCTTGGTAATCCACTTCCTTTTGCCATCTACAGGGGCAGATTCAAAACGATAGGCCCATAGATTGCCACGCTTATATGTAAGGACCTTAGATATTTTCTTTTTCATATTAATCATTCCTTTCTGTTTTTGGGAAGTTGCACCAGTGCAACAGTAAAAATGGGTATAAAAAATACACCTACTTGCAAAAGCGGTGTTCAGAATGATATAATATGGCTTGTCTAGGGCGATTATATCATTGAGCACAGCTTAATTGTAAGTCGCGGGTAAAAGCTCTTGTGTTGGTAGCACAGGGGCTTTTATTATATTTTCTTTAATAATTGAATTAGATATGAGCCGTTAATATCTGTTTCATCAGCGTCTAACTTTCTTTTTCCAAATTGTATAAATCCATTGCTTTCATAAAATGATAATAAAAATGGAGAATCCTCACATTCAAGATATGTATAACGACCACCTATTTCTGTTTGTATATTTTTTACTTTATCTAGTGCCATTTTTAATAACTCATCGCCAGTTATAAGAGTATCATTCCCTGCTGTGTAATTTTTACCTAATTGACCAATTAATATTGCCGAAATGGTACATTTTTTAGAATGAGTATCATATTCTCCGTATTGTGAGAGTTTTTTGTATTGCGAATTGCTGACATTATCTTTTGAAATAGAAAAAAACTTGGGTGCAATAGTGTAATAACCAACAAGATATTTTTCTGTTTCGTCTAAGGTAGACCAAAAAACTAAATGAGTTTTTGAAAAGTCACGCTTAGAAAATTCAATAGCCTTATATCTTAGAAAATTTTCAACATCTTTATTCGGACACGAAAAAGAAGAGAGGATTGATTTAGCACCATCCTCTCCAATAGCTTTAATAATATCGCTTAAATTTATTTGTATATATTTTGAGTTATTACTTAGTAAATCCATTAGTACTCCTTAAGAAGTCTTTGACAGAATCGCCTTTAAGTTCTGTACATTCTTTTGATAAATCGACTTTTTTACTTGGAACAGACTCTGATTTCACAAGAGCATTAATTAATAATTCACCAATCGATTTGTCTTTAATGTCAATTGTTTTTAATATGCTTTTTGTTGCCATAATGATCTCCCCTTTTATATTATTAAGGCTACATAATAAGTATACATAAATTATATCCTATATGTCAACTTTTGTACATTGAAAAAAATGGCAGATATTTAATTGTCAATGAACAATGATTTAAATAATTTAATTGTAAATTATTTATTTTTCGGTATCATCACAAGCTAAAAGCCCCTTACATAAGCTAATACACAACCAATCTTGTAATCAGGTACTTTTTCAATTAATTGTAATATCTGTTCTTTTTCACTCATATTAATATCTCCATATATTATTGTCTCATTTTCAGACTTTCTCTATACTGTTCTGCATCTGGGACATCACATTCTTAATCCCCAGTTACTAGCAGATAATCTATTATATTGATATTGTGTTAATCTTACCGGAAGAGAGTTATATGCTTGAATTATTTGCTGATAATTAAAGCATGGACACAAACAATAAACAGAAGCATATGAATCAATCCTCTTTTTTAGTTCCATTTGATTTAAAATATAATTATTCCCCACTCTTCGATAGAATGACCACCAAGGATTATTAGCTGCACTTACTTGCAATCTGTGACAACCAAAAGGATTTTCGGTCATATAACTAGCACCGTAACAAAAATGTGGGTCACCACTTCGACATTTATCACCATAACAATAATTCAACTTACCTATTATCTTTCTATCAATGACTTTCCCGTTTATTATAGTAAAACTGGATTTCCATGTGCTAACCAACTCATATAAGCTTATAAAGGCAAGATATTCTTGTGGAGCATTCGAGTATATAGCCTGATGAAGAATAATTCCATTATCCGATTGAGTATGATATTGCGGAGCCTGCTTGGCAAGGGTGACAGCTTTCATGTAATTTTCCGAAGAGGATTTTCCAAAGCAGATTGATATATACCAATCTGGGAAAACTATGTGAGCATCTTTTGTTTGCGGTGCATCCAAATTATTTGATATTGATGAAGAGCTGTCTGTTTTATCAGAATATGAAGGCGAATATTCTGTAGGCTCATTAATGGGTTGCTGTGATATTGTCGAAGAATTCAAGTTGGCAACAAAATTTTTAATATCTTTTTGTACAGAAGGTATATTATATTGTATAACTAATGTATTATACATCTTTAATAGGTTGTTATCAGAAGAAGAAAAAACTATAAAAGAATTATCAATAAATTCTATAACGATGTATTTTAAAGAGAGAAATACATTATTTATTTCATGAGTAGAATAAATATATTTGTTTCCACCAAAGAAATCTATAAACAATTTATCTTCAAACATTCCAACATTACAAGTTATTTGGCGTTCATACTGAAGACCATTTATGTATGAGAGCGTAATATAAAATTTATTGTTAGTTAAAAATTTTGCGGCTTTTTTTAAAGATTTTAGCTCTTTCTTATCTATAAGCATATAAAGCACTCTCCCCCTTTAATGTTTAATTTATGTTGTGTGCATATATTTCAATCATATTAACATCTTTGCACTGCCTGTCGTAATCTCCATTTTCGATATGTGTTAATTCATGATGATATGATTTAAGATGTTGTTCCCGGTTTAGCCGAGAATTAAGCACAATTGTAAAAGAATCATCATTATTATTAACAGTGTATGCCTTTATTGTAGGAGGCATATCTGCGTAAATAACATTAGTAGTAATATTAATCATCCCCTTTATTTGACATTCTATCTATCATCTGTTTAACAAAGTCGATATCTTCTTTCTTAACCTTGCGAGAAGCGTCAAAGAGAACTTTGTATTCAGGATTCTCATACATAAACTGTGCCATATCTCTGGCATCATCATCAAGGTAATACCTATCGGGAATAACCTCAGTAGTAGGTTTTTTACCAAGTAAATAGTTCATATCAACATTAAATGTATCAGCAATTAGTTCCAAAGTTTCAAAATTTGGTTCTCTTTCACCATTTTCATACATTCCAATAGCGCTTCTGGATACACCAAGTTTATCAGCCATTTGCTGTTGAGTAAGTCCACTTTGTTCTCTTATTTTTCTGAATATGTTAGGAAAATCACCCATATAATTCAACTCCTTATGTTACTTTAAATATATAATAACACGAAATGTGGAAAAATCAAGAAAAATTCCACAAAATGTGTTGACACGATATGTGGCAAGTGATATATTACAGTTGAGCCACAAAATGTGGCATGAAAGGAGTGATAATTTGCAACCCAAGGAAATAGGCAACAGGCTAACAATGTTAAGAGGAAATAAGCCACAGAGTGAAGTTGCGAAAGCAATAGGCATAAGTGATTCGGCTTTGTCTATGTATGAATGTGGTGAAAGAATCCCAAGAGATTCTATAAAGATTAAGCTGGCACAGTATTATGGAAAGTCGGTTCAGTCTATTTTTTTTGATTAACAATGACACGATATGTGACATTATCTATTGAGGAGGTGAGAGAGTGAATAAGGTACACAGCGTTACAGTTGATTATGACAATGGAAAACTAATTGTTAATGGTAAAGAAATTAATAATACAGCAATCATAGGAGTTGCGGATGAATCAACAGAAGGCTGGTTAAGACAGAAAGTAATTAATATTCATAATGAGGCAGAAAAAATGATAAAAGTATCTGTTTATTGTGAAGAGGTTCATCCAAAGGCAGAAGAACCTCTTGCCAATAGCTCTAATGCTGGTAATAAGCCTTAATAATGGCAACTTTGCCATTAAATTTATCATAGTCAATTTCAGTTATGTAATGACCATTAATAAATTGTTTGGCTATATCAGAGAGTTCTTTGCTAAGAGCTGGGATAGCTATATAAGTCCCATTTTCATCAGAAAGCTCCAAAGTAGGTACATCGTAGCCATTTATGTTGGTCACTACCACATTAGGATTATTAGCTGTGAATATTTCAGCTGGGGATTGTGATAAATCAGCCATAGTTAACCTCCTTTCTTATTACTCGGCTACGGCAATAGCCTATAATTAGAGTATAGGAGTAAAAAGACATTTAAACAAGTGATTATCTATTCGAGGAGGTGAGAGAGTGAGTGGCTATTTAGTTATTATTGTGGTTTTGTTGCTGAATATATACGCAGTAGTAGCTTGCATACGAGAGAAAAAAGGAGCTTTTGCTATATCAAAGGTACTGGCAGATTGCATTTCCTTAATATACGCTTGTACTCATCAAAAGTAAAAGAACACATTTTATTAAAAACATGGTCTAGTTCATTACGGCATGTGTATAAATCAAAATCTGGATTTTCATTTTCAGCTTCAAGTAAATTCAGGAAAGCAAGATAGAATTCAGAATAAAGTGATTGTGAATGAACATCCATTAGATGAATATTTTGCGTGAATAAATCAAGAAAGATACTTCGTGCTTCAAAACCAAGTGAGCTCAAATTGTTGTCAGAAAGAAATCCGGCACAATATTTTTGATAAAAGGGAATATAGAATTTATCCAGTCTTTCCTTATAGACAACTTTTTTAGAAGTAAGAAGGTCTTTAATAAAGTTCGAGTAAATGGCAATGCACGAGCCAATCAGTGAAATTATAGCAACAATTATAGAAACCATGATATTTAATCCCCCTATATATGATGAGCAGATTATATCACATATTTGGAAATTTAACTATTTGAGGAGGTGAGAGAGTAATTGAGCATAAAACCTACAAATATATAATTCGCAGTTATGAACCATTTATGGAAGAGAGAACAAAGACATTTATTCAGGCGTTATCAGCTATAAAGAAAATGAAAGTATCAGGTATTAAGCATTATGAAGTTATAAGGATACCATTCAGAGAGAGACATCCTAACTTCCCAATATATTTTTCAATAGCTGTGCTAGTAATGGTAATGCTTTAAATACCAAGAAAGGAGCAGGCAATGATTATAAGAACTGAACATGCCAATTTTGGCAGACCGGAAGATTTACTCCGGTATATGCAGGAAGAAAATATTGAGGTTGTAACAGTAGAGTCGGAATACTGGGGAGCCAAGCTTGCTCCTATGAAGATGACACAGAAAGATGTAGAAGACTGGGTGAAGATGAAGGAGAAGTAAATGAATTATACAGCAATAGCGATAACAGCAATTATCTGCATAACAATATTGGTGTTATGCCATGAACCTAAGAGGAAATAGATTAAGGAAAGGAGCAAGCTTATGAAGATAGCAACAATAAAGAGAGAGCCGGAGGATATGGTGTATACAGTGGAGGAAGTGGCAACAATCATGCGAGCTTCTAAACAGTATGTTTATACACTTATCAACGCAAATCAGATAAGGGTGCTTAAAATCCCTCATACAAGAATAAGAAAGTCAGAGCTTGAAAGATTCTTCAGGGATAATGAGGGAAAGGATTTAACGAATCCGAATGAACCAAAGAATATTGTAATTTAGGAAAGGAGGATAATATGCGGCGTGTAGGTTTAATAATATCTTACAACAAGAGAATTAATGAGAATCTTAGGAATGGTAACACGGAGCTGGCTGCTAAATGGTACACAAGGTTGAGATTGTTGGAGATATTCAGCTTTGTGCCGGAAGGAGCTTACAGGCTTCCAACCATATAAAAAGAGCCGCTGGACCGGCGGCTCAAACCAAATCGACAAGTTGCGTAACAACTTGAATACATAATAAATCATTTTAAGAATAAAGTCAATATTTGATGTGAATATCAAGAAAAATAATGGGGAGAAATCCCCATAAAAACTTGATTGTATTAATTAAGTTAAGAACCAAGGAGACAATTTTTAATGCCATACATAAAGGAAATATGTATAGCAGGTAGCGTAATAACAATAAGACGATATCACACCCTTAGATATAACTGTCGAGGGGAAAGAAGGGAGAGCCGGGAGAAGGTAACAACAGCGAAACAGGAAACCATAAACCGGAGACTGGCAGAAAGGAAACTGGCGGCAAAGATGAATACCAATTTTACAGATGAGACAGGAATGTTGGTTACATGGACTTATGCCAGGGAGAGCCGACCTCCCACACCTGATGATATGACAGTAGATATTCGCAATCTGCTAAAAGCTTTGAGGAGAGAATTTGAGAACATTGGTCCTCTAAAGTACATCTATGTTAAAGAGATAGGAAGCAAGGGAGCGCATCATATTCACATGATCATGAGTGTATGTGATGTGCGTGTATTAAAGAGATGCTGGAACAAAGGGTTTGTCCATGTAAAGCCGCTGGACAGTGACAATGACTACACAAGAATTGCACAGTATTTTGTTAAGTATGCCAACAAGACAGAGGAAACTCTTGGCAGAAGAATAGGAAAACGCTGGAATTCTTCAAGGAATTTAAAAGAACCAGTAATTGTAAAGCAGGTAGTTAATGCAAATACATTTGCGGATAAAACAAGGAGAAGCACAATACGCAAGTACGAGAAACAAGGATATTACATGGTAAAGGATTCTGAGAAAAACGGAATATCTGAGATGGGCTTTAGATATTACGAAGTGAAGTTCCGGCGGCATAGAGGAAGGGAGTGTGGTTAGTGCAAAAAGTAGATGTATATATAAAAACAAGTGTAAGAGGACCAGCGGTAAAGAAGCATGCAGCGTACATGTATGTTTTAAAGATAGTTATTAATGGCAAGGAATTTATCCGCAACGGCAAAGGTGTACTGGAGAATGTAACAGAGAACCAGGCGACATTGCAGGCAATAATACATGCACTTATGCGTTTCCATGAAAACTGCGAAATCCGCATAAATACAGAATGTGAGCATGTGCTAAACAGCTGCCGTAATGCTTGGCCACAACAGTGGGAAAAGGACGGCTGGATAAAGAAGACAGGAAAGCCGGTAAAGAACGCGGATTTGTGGCAGCAGTACCTAAATGTAAGCCGAGGGCATGTTATAAGCTGGTCGGATGAGCCACATGATTTTACAAAGTGGATGGAATATGAGCTTAAGAAGATGGAGGCGGAATGGACGAGATAAAGATAAAAAAGGAGCTAGAACGTCTTAAGTGGCTAAGGAAAGCAGCGTATATGATGCCACCATGTAAAACGGCAGACGAAACAAGCATTAAGGTTACTAACCTTACCCTTCTTGGAGGGCAGATTGCAAAACTAGAGCGGGAATTGTATGTATGCCAGCATCAAGAAGTAGACAATTAAGAAGCAAGAGTGGTGCAAAGCCGCATAAATACAGAATCGGAGCAGCATTTTACTCCAAATATATCTACACGGTACTTATTCACACACAGATTAAGAATATATCACAGTTTTTTATTATCTGGCAGGTGTTAATCCTCCCGGCATAACCGGGAGGGGAAAGGAGAAATGATGGAAAGCATAATGCAGGACATTAAAGAATGCTTCCTGTGCAGAGAAGAAATGATCGAAAACAATAATTTTAAAAGACTTCCGTCTGGTGGTCTGGAGTGCCATCACATTATGCATGGTACGGCCAACAGGAAGATATCAGAACATTACGGGCTTAAGGTATGGCTTTGTGAGGAGCATCACAGGACGGGCAAAGAGGCGGTACATAAATGCAGGGAAACAGACCTGAAGCTTATAAGGACAGGTCAGAAGCGCTTTGAACAGTTATTCAGTCACGAGGAGTGGATGAATTTATTTATGAAAAATTATTTGTAGGAGGGAGGCAATATGACACAGGAAAAATTATTGCAGATAGGCAAATTGGGACTTGCAATTGAAGATGGTGCAAATATGGTACTGGATATGTACAGAGTTAAGGAAGAGCTTACAGGAGCAGATTTGTTTAAAGGAGAGCCGAGCGAAGATAGAAGCTATTACGCGGGATATACAGAGTTGTATAAACTTCCGGGCATGAAAGATATAGCTGATGATGCGGCTGAATATATCAAGAATCGCTTAGGAGAAGTTATTGAGGAGCACTGTAAGTCTTTAGAAGCCTGTATTTCTGCATTAGGTAATACTATAACAGCAAAAGCAGATAAGCCGGACAGAAAGGCGAAGACACCCAGCTAAGAAACAGAATGACAAGAATGGATTCTATTGTGCAAAATGCGGCAGTTATATTTCTACACTTACGTTAGACAGGACTATGTGGGGATATAAGAAAGGCAGCAGGTATTACTGCTCGTATAAGTGTATGCGGGAATCATGCAAATAAGGAGGAATAATTATGTTTGATACATTTGGGGAATTTGATAGCGCTGAAGATATAAATAAGGCGGCAGCAGGACAGCTTGCGCAGGGAGATACACAGGCTATAAGGGATATAGCAAGAGAGAATGGCCTTGATCTGGCTGATGCAGAGGATTATATAGACGGAGAAGTATCAGAGCTGTGCAATCCACTTATGGCGGCGCTGGGAAAAATAAAAATTGAAGAGGAGGAGCTTAAGCCGGTTGAGATAGTGCAAGACTGGATAAATTATATAAAAGCACAGGTTACAGAGCATCCAGATATGGCTATAGCAGTACGCAGAAAGGGAAAGACAATAAAGGGCTGTATCGCAGAACTTCTTAAGTGGAGTTTTAAGAATTGTTATCCGGTGGATAAGGATATTGTTAAGGCAGCAGGCGTAAGTGGTTCGGTTAAGATGGGAATCCCTGGCATGGGAAGAGCCTATGAGATTATAAAGGCCTATTACCTTGGAGGCACAAAATGAAAAGGAAACAGATTATTGTGTATGAAGGGGAAAAACCCTCAGGTGAACGAAAGTTGACACTTATAGCTGATATTGTAAGTTTTGATGATGATAAGTACCTTATAGCAGATTTGTATAGCAAGAAGGAACTTATATATCGTGAAGTATATTGCAGTACTGGAAGATTTAATTATGACTATGAAAATCAAAAAGTAGATACAAAATGTTATTGGAATAATCCTAAAAGGCAGATGTTGAGAGAGGCATATGCTACAGAAAAGACGATTACTGCAATAAAAAAATACATGAAATTAATAGGCGGACATTACGATGAGGATGTCGTTGGTATGCTGGAGTCGATTGAATCAAAGGTAGATAGTATGTCATATTCCAGAAAGAAGCAGCGGGAGAATGACGAAAAAGAGAAGCTGTTTGAAATGCTCCCGGAAGAGCCTAGAATTCTTCAAATGCATATAGAAAGTAAAGTGAATCAGGGGAATATTATATATTACAAAAGACATGGAATATATGCTGATTATCATTGTTGCCAGTGCGGAGAAGATTATACGCTAAGAACAGAACCATACGAAGGAATTGAACCGATACTGACATATCCCAAGCCGGAAAGATTAAAAGCTTTTGAATGCCCTAAATGTGGAGACAGTGCATTGCTTTATCAAATGGGGCATGCCAAGTGTACATACCAGAATTTCACAACATTTTTATATCAGGTGGCAGCAGACGGAACCTTGATTACAAGAATGTATGATGTATTTGTAACAAGAACACCAGAAGGGGCAAGGAACATCGGAACAACAGAGTATGAGCGTGTGTTTATGCGTCCCGGATATTGTAGAGAATATTATAGATACAATTCAGAAGACAAATGGCGTAAAGACAGAAATGTGGCACTTAGCAATGTAATAGAACTTATTGAGGTCAACTATGACTGCATAAAGGACAGCCAGATGAAGTATCTTCCACAAGATATGTATAAAACAATATACAGTACACCAGAAAGAATAGAACGAAAGTATCTGGTCCGGTATGAGACTGTGGAAAGCTTCGCGAGATGTCCACAACTGGAGACATTATTTAAAAATGATTTTAGAAATATATGTAAGAGAATTATATGGCAGAGAGGCAGCACAAACAAGGTCAATAAGCATGTAAAGGAACTGCATGAGATATTAAGAATGACTAGGACACAATTAAAGTACTTAAAAGAAAGTGGAAAAACGAAAACTATTGGATTGCAAGAACTTGAAACGTTCAGACAGATTGCTGATAAATACAGAATAAAAGAACAGAATTATGACATGTTATTTAAAATGTATATGAGCTCTAGCCAGACAACACTAGAATATTTGCTAAGATTTCAGAGCATTACAAAATTATGGAATATAGCACATAAGTATTTAGAAGATGACCATTTTGAGAATCTCAGGCAGGTACTTACAGAATATAAAGATTATCTTCGAGAACGCGAAGATAATGGAGATGACTTAAGTAATACTGTTTATCTTAAGCCAAGAAATCTGTATGAAACATATACACGAATACGTCTGGAAGCTGAACAGAGAAAAAATGAGAAGTATATCACTGAAATGCAGCAGAAATATTCAAATATAAAGAGCAGATCAAAGAAGATACCTAAGAAATATACATTTACGCATGATGGATTAATTATAAGACCAGCCCTAGATGCTAAAGAAATTGTGTTAGAAGGGAGAATGCTTCACCACTGTGTCGGGAGTGATAACCAGCACTATTTGAAGGACTTTAATGCAGGGAAAGGCTGGATAATGGTAATCAGAGATATAAAGGCTCCTGATACTCCATATATTACGGTAGAGTTAAAGAATGACAAGATAATGCAGTGGTATGGAGAACATGATACTAAGCCGGATAAGGAGATTATAGAGGAATTTTTAAAAGAATATAAAAAACACATAGCTAAGAAAGAGAGGAAAACAGCATGAATGAAGTGTTGTACACAAAAACATTTAGTGAGTGGCAGCAGGAATTAGATACAGAGCTTGTAAAGAGTGCGGAAAGCTTTGTGAAGATAGGATATCTTCTTAAGGTTGCCAGAGATACAGACATACTTGCAAATACTGGATATGCGAATGTTGTGGAATTTGCGAAAGCCCGCTATGGTCTTGATAAGACCCAGGTATCAAGGTTTATACATATTAACGATAGATTCAGCGAGGGTGGAAATAGTGCAGAGCTGCAGGACAGATATAAAGGTATGGGATATGCAAAGCTGACAATTATGCTGCAGCTTCCTGATGAAATTAATGAGGAGATAAGCACTGATTTTTCCAAGTCTGAGATAGAAGATATCAAAAAGGAAATTGACGAGGAGAATAAGATATCTGATATTGAAGTATGGATGGAAGGCACACAGGAAGAGGCAGAAAAATATAACGAGCTTGGACAGGTTATGTATCAGCTTTTGCATGATATGCCTGAACTATTTACCAAGATTGCACAGTCTTCTATAGAAACAGAAGAGCTGATGAATATATTAGCTCCATCAGGAGAGATGATATATTCAGTTCGTATTTCAGGAACTGGTCGACTAATGCTAAGTATTAAAGTTAATACCGGAAGAATAACGATAACCAATGTGCGAAGCATGGAAAAGACAGAGTGGAACACAGAGGACCTTGCGGATTTTGTGGTAGACATACTTAGCAGAGCGGATACAGAAGATCCGGCTAAAGCGTGGATGAGCATCTATGAAGAGGAGTACCCGAAAAAAACAGAAGTTGCACCGGTGCAACAGGAAAAGCCAGTGCAGAGGAAAGAAAAGAAGGTGCAGAAAGCCAAGATTGAGAAACCTAAGCCACAGCCGGTAGAAGAGAATGCGGAAGAGGAGCAGATACCAGGGCAGGACAGCGTGCTTAATCATCCGGAGTATTTACCGGAAAACGGCAATAATAAGGCAGATTCCACAGAAAATGTGCAGGAAACAGATACATTTGTGAATAATGCGACGGAAAATCCGCAATATTTTGAAAAAGTTTCTATAGATGAAGAGAAAACAAAGCCAGAAATGCCAACAAATGCGATAAATACAGAATGTGAGGACGAAGTAGATGCGCTTGGAAACTACATGAATTGCTGGGAGACGATATGTGATGCACACCGCAAGATTGCCCTGTTTATCGAGGATTATAGCGCATCCAACATTACACCAGACAATATGCGAATAGAAGCAGCAAGAATAAATGCAGCTACATTAGCGGAAAAATTAGAACACTTGAAAACCCTGTAGACCGCATAAATACAGAATAAGGAGAATGATTATGATTAAATGTGATAAAGGAAGAATCAAAATGGAGGGAACACCCGCACTATTAACAGCAGAATTAGGAGTAATAACAAGGGAAGTGTATAGAGGCATGATTAGAGCAGGACTCTCGGAGAATTTTGCTAAGAGCAAAATAGAGCATATGCAGGAAATTGCCCTGATGACGGATGAAGAATTTGAAAAAGAGAAGGAGAAGACTTTGGATGAAAAAGCAGAGAAACTTGCAGATATGATACTAAAAAGCATGGGTATATGGAGGTAGTATGGCAGCAGGAATAATAGGTTTTATAGCCGGCTTTATAGTGGCGTGGGTAATATTGGCATTATGTAATGCAGGAAGGGGAAACTGGGATGAATAGAGATTGTATTATGATTAATCTGGACCAGAGAGATTGTAAGGGGCTTATTGAGTTATATTGCGCCAAGGAGGATAAGCCTTGCCCATTCTATAAGCCTGCGGATAAATACAATAGAGATGGCAGCAGAAAGAAGGAATAGATAATGCGGAAAACTATTCCTAAAAAGATTAGAAAGATTGTGTATCAAAAATATAATGGTCACTGTGCATATTGTGGTTGCGAGATACCGGAAAAAGGATTTAATGTAGACCATCTGCATTGTTTAAGAAATTATGAGTATGACGAGGACATAGATGTTCACGATGTAAGCAATATGATGCCAGCTTGCGGCTCCTGCAATCGATATAAGTCAACGATGGATTTAGAGACATTTAGAGAGCAATTACAGAAAATACCAGACAGGCTGAAAAGGGATGTGTGTACTTACAATATAGCCACGCGGTTTGGTATGGTACAAGAAAAACGAGAGCCAATAAAATTTTACTTTGAAAAAGTGAATGAAACAGGAACGACAGAAGTACACAAAGACAAGGATTTCAAGTCTGAGTACATAATTTTAAAAAATAAAATTAAGACAAAACAGTGCAGCATAGAATATGCTCAGGGATATTTGTATTGCTTAATAAATATGTGTGTTAATGATGACAATCTCTATGATGAATATTCAAGAGCAATAGATGACATAGGAGAGGTAATTATATGTGGAAAATAACAAAGAAAGACGGTAGTACAGTAGAGATAGAAAGAGATAACAGCCTCGTAATATGCATAAATGAGCTTAACAACGAATCAGATCTTGATGAGATACTTAAGATTGAGAGGTGCGAAGATTTCACGGAGATGACTTGTGAGCACTGCTCCAAGAGTGTGGTAACAGAATATACATGTAACAATAAGACAATTATAAAAAACAACATGCCGACAGAAGATTATTTCTGGTGTGATGGAGAGCGGTATGTCGAGAGGTAACATGAATAAGTTACTTGGACCTATAAAGGAGCTAGACATGACTTATAAAAAGTTGTTTAAAGAAGCTAAAAAGCATATACGAACAAGAATCATTGATTACAAGCCTGCTAGTAGTATACATATAGCTGGAATAAACGATAATAGCCAGATACCAAATGCGATTGTATGCTGGCTTAAAGATGGTTCACGGATAGTATATATTAGTGGCAAAATAGGAGGAAAAAATGAGACTGATTGATGTGGATAAACTGAATTTTTCAGAACAACATTACAATAAAAGCCAGATAAAAGCGATTCTTGATTTTATTGATAATCAGCCAACCGCTTATGATGTGAACAAGGTTGTTGAACAGTTGGAAAAATTAAAAAGCCAAGTCCCGGTAAACAGAATCCTTGATAACATTATAAAAGATAAGCCGAAAGAATTAGGTCAGTTGATTGCTTATAATAAAGCAATTGAGATAGTAAAGGCAGGTGGGAGAGGAAATGTTAATACCGAAAGTAAAAGCTAAAGAATTTGAAAAATTTGGCTTTAAGAAGTGTAAGGGTGAATATGGCAAGAGCGGTTGTTATTATCTTTGCGTTGCAAGAGGTGCAAAAATGATTTTTGTGAGTGATGTACACTTTGATGTTATGAATTGGAAAAATGACGATCCAAGAATACACAAAAACGCAAATTGTAGATATAGAGACTGCAGGACATACCTTGATATTATTTATGAATTAATCAAGGCTGATATGCTTGGAAGGGAAGGTGATTCATAATGCTAACGTTGCCAATTCAGAAGAAATGGTATGATATGATTCTTTCAGGAGAGAAGAAAGAAGAGTATCGGGAAATAAAAGAATATTACGAAACAAGATTCCAGAATCTGTTCGGAGCCGTAACTATATATCCGTCAAGTATCTTCTCAGACAGAAGCGAATATGAGCTATTGCAAGGAGAGGCAGTGCCAGAGGAGATAAAGAAAGATGGCATTCAGGAGATTATTTTCCGTAATGGATATAGCAAGGATTCTAAAGCAATAAAAGCAAGATGTAGATTAAGAATTGGAAAAGGGAGACCAGAGTGGGGAGCTTCGCCGGATAAGCAGTATTATATTTTAGAAATCTTGGATAAGAAAGAACTGGCAGCAGATAAGAATATTTTACATAAGGCAGGTGATGAACGACTTGAAAAATGACAATATAAAAGATCTTCTTAAGCAGTACAATGATTTGGTCAAGGAGAAACAGGAAATACAGGCTGCAATTGATAAGATACAAAGAGAACTTGATAAAATGGAAGCTGAAGGCTATACGGAAAAGGATAGTGTTACCGGTGGAAATGGAGGTAAGCAGCATTTTGTTGTAGAAGGCTTCCCTTATCCGGCATATTCACAAAAGAGAACACTTCTTTTAGTGCGACAGCGACAGCGGATGGATGTCAAGGAAAAGATAGATACTCAGATTAATCTCATAGAACAATGCATAAATGAAATTGACAATAGCAGAATGAGGCGACTTATAACATTAAGATACATAGAAGGTTTATCCTGGGTACAGGTAGCAAGAAAGATGGGAAAACATCACACAGCAGATGGTTGTAGAATGGCCGTAGAAAGATTCTTAGCAAAAATTTAAAGTTTGTTCGTTCTGTTCGTTTTGTCTGTGATAATATCTAAGATGACCAAGGTGGACATGATGAACAGCATGATTTCTCCATTATTAAATATTAAATATCCCCCGGTAAGGCACTGGCTTAAGGCTGGTGCCTTTTTTGTATGTCAAGAAAGGAGCTGATTGTGTGGGATTAACAGACAAACAACGGAAATTCTGTGATGAATACCTTATAGACCTTAATGCCACACAAGCGGCTATTAGAGCGGGGTATACAGAAAAGTATGCAAATACAAATGCATCAAAATTACTACAAAATACTACAATTTCACAGTACATAGGAGAAAGACAAAAAGAACTATCGCGCAAGACAGAGATTACTCAAGAGCGAGTAATCAAGGAACTTGCACTGATAGCTTTTTCTAATACAGCAGATTATGCACATGTAGTCGAGAAGAAGATGAAAGCAGAAGTAGGCGGAATGCTTGTGGATATACTGGACGAGGATGGCAAACCTGCTACATACAGGACTGTAGAGCCAGTATTGACAGAAGAACTTACAGAAGAACAGAAGCGCGCCTTAGCTGTTATTAAGAAAGGACGAGATGGATTGGAGGTCAAGCCATGTGATAAGGTGAGGGCATTGGAGCTTCTTGGCAAACATCTTGGTATGTTTACAGATAAGATAGAGGCTAATGTTAATGATTCTGTAAAGAACGAGCTTGCAGAGCTTCTTGCTCAGCGTAAGGCAAGGGGTGAGCCTAGTGCTGCTAAGTGATAAATATTGGGATTACATAGATACACCGGCAAGAGCGGAATTCCTTGAAGGCTCTACTGCATCAGGTAAGACAACAACGGTTGCTGTAAAGTTTATTATGAATGTAGCTGAATCAGATATGAAGCTGCATGTTATAGCCGGTAATACAACAGGTGTTATTGAGAAGAATATAATAAATGCTGATATGGGATTGCTGCAGATATTTCCAAATCTGGAATACTGTGGTAATGGTGACAAGGAGAACAAGCTGCCACATATTAAGTTCAGAACAGGCAGCGTTACCAAGATAATATATGTTCTCGGCTATGATAATGCCAGTAAGTGGAAAAATGCCTTAGGTTCACAATTTGGCTGTGTGTGGGTGGATGAATGCAATACAGCCAACATAGACTTCATCCGAGAGATATTCGGACGTTCTGAATATTTTGTAGGCACACTTAATCCGGATGCACCTACATTACCCATATATTCAGAGTACATCAATCACGCAAGACCGATTGATAAGTACAAGGCAGATGTGCCGGAAGAGATATGGAAGGACCTTAACGGCTGTGAGCCTATTAAAGACTGGGTATATTGGTTCTTTACATTTGAAGATAATATATCCATGACACCAGAGAAGATAGAACAGAAAAAATTGAGCTATCCTCCTGGCACTAAGATATATAAGAATAAGATATTGGGATTAAGAGGCAAGGCTACAGGTCTTGTCTTTTCTAATTTCTGCAGGCGGCATGTTATTACGAAGGAACAGGCTAAGGCATTTATTAAGCGAGAATATGACGACAAGCAGACAGAATGGTTTGTAATATATACAAGCGGTCTTGATACGGCATATTCAACCAAGAGTCCTGATACTATTGCTATGTCCTTTATGGGAATAACCAACAAAGGCAAGTTGATAGTACTGGATGAAAAGGTATATAACAATGCGGCTCTTGATATACCAATAGCTCCAAGTGATACAGTAAGGAATTACATAGACTTCCTGGAGCGTAACAGAAAAGAATGGGGTGGAATGTCAAAGAATGTGTTTATAGATAATGCTGATCAGGCAACGATAACAGAGTTTGCCAAGTACAAGAGAGAACACATTGACTGCCAGTATATATTTAACAATGCGTATAAGAAAGTAACCATAATCGATAGAATTAACTTACAGCTTGGCTGGATGTCCTTTAACGACGAAAAGGGCAAAGAGCCAAGTTATTATGTTGTAGATACATGCACGAACTACACAGGGGAACTGCAGGTATACAGTTGGCTGGAAGATAAAGACTGTGAGCCGGAAGATGGAAATGACCACATGGTAAACAGTACGCAATATGGCTGGATACCATACAGGGACAAAGTTGGAGTAGAGAATAGATAGGAGAGTGAGAGAGGTGAGCATATTTAATACTATGGCTGATAAGATAAGAGATGGAATAAGGACATGGTTGCGTGTGCAGCCGGCACAGAGAGGAATAATTAATATACAGGAAATCTTCGACTTTGAAGGTAATGCCATTAAGAATCATATATGGTACAGAGGTGTAAGCGAAGAGCTGTCGCAGCTGTATGATCAGATTGATGGAGATAAGACAAGATTCTGGGCTGCAAAATGCTCTCCGGGATTAGCGATAAGAAAGATACATGTAGGATTACCTGCAATGCTGGTTGATATGCTTGCGAGTATTGTTGTTGCGGATATGAACGAGGTAGACGTTGGCAGCAGGCAGTCAGACTGGGATAAGATAGCAGAAGAAAATGACTTTACAGAGCTTATAAAACAGGCAATCTCAGATACCCTTATTGTTGGAGATGGAGCATTTAAGCTATCCATAGACACAAACCTCAGCCAGTATCCAATCATAGAGTTTTATCCCGGCGACAGGGTAGAGATAATAAGAGAGCGCGGCAGAGTTAAAGAGGTTGTGTTTAAGACAGTATATACAGTTAAGAATCAGGAATATATTTTACTTGAAACATATGGTAAAGGCTATATTACATATATGCTCACAAGAGACAATAAAGAATGTGATATCAGCACTGTGCCAGAGCTTGCAGGTTTAAGACCTGTAACATGGGAAGATAAAAGCTTTATGATGGCAATACCTCTTATGTTCTATAAATCAGCAAAGTTCAAGGGTAGAGGCAAGAGCATATACGACAGCAAAATAGATGAATTTGACGCGTTAGATGAAGCATGGAGCCAGTGGATGGATGCCTTAAGACATAACCGTACAAAGGAATATATACCAGAGAATTTACTTCCACGAAATCCAAGTGATGGAGCTGTTATGCTGCCAAATTCATTTGATAACGCTTATATACAGTATTCATCTCCTATGGCAGAAGGCGCAAATTATAAGATTGAGAGAGAACAGAGCGAGATACCACATGAAGGGTATCTTGCTACATATATCACGGCATTGGACCTTTGCTTACAGGGAATCATGAGCCCTTCTACATTAGGAATAGATGTAAAGAAGCTTGATAATGCAGAAGCACAGAGGGAGAAGGAAAAAGCAACGCTGTACAGTAGGAATAATATTGTAAATCAGCTCCAGAAGGTTCTTCCGAAGCTTGTAAAAATGACATTGCAGGCGATAGATACACTTAATAATTCAACAACACAGGACATTGATGTTGATGTGACATTTGGTGAATATGCGAATCCTAGCTTTGAGAGCCAGGTTGAGACAGTGAGCAAAGCCAAGCAGGGAGGCATTATGAGTGTAGAAGCGTCCATTGATGAGCTGTATGGAGACACTAAGGATGATGACTGGAAACAGGAAGAAGTTGCAAGGCTTAAGGCAGAACAGGGAATTGAACAGATGACAGAACCGGAACTTAATACAGAATTAGATGGATTTGAAGTGGAAAGCTTTTGATGAGGTAGCCTATGTTAAATACGGACTATGATATAGAGAAAGCATTTAAAGCCATAGAAGATGAGCTGATTGATTCCATGATGCGTAATCTTGCAAGCCATAGAGCAGAAGAGACAGATATGGGTTTTAACTGGTCACAGTGGCAGGTAGAACAGCTTAAGGCTCTGGAAAAGTATAAGGCACAGAATAAAAAGAAGTTCACGAAGTCATTTAGCAACATAAATGACTCTATTGATGCAATGATATTTGCAGCCAGGCAGGAAGGTGGAACAGAACAGGAGCAGAAAATATTAAGAGCATTAAAGAAAGGGTTGAAAGCATCTAAGGTGTCGCAAGGCGCTGAGGGTGCTTTTTTCAGATTGAATACAAGGAAGCTCAATGCCTTGATTAAAGCAACGAAATCAGATTTTAACAGGGCAGAAAAAGCAATGCTTAGAATGTCGGAGGATAAATATCGACAGATAATATTTGATGCTCAGGTCTATGCGAATACAGGCGCAGGAACATATGAGAAGGCTGTGGACATGGCTACAAAGGACTTTCTTAAGGCAGGTATCAACTGTATTGAATATGCAAATGGCGCAAGGCATACCATGAAAGACTATGCCAAGATGGCAATTCAGACAGCTAACAAGCGTGCATATCTGACCGGAGAAGGCGAAATGAGACAATCATGGGGAATTAGTACAGTTATCATGAATAAGCGTGCTAATGCCTGTCCTAAGTGCCTTCCGTTTGTTGGAAAGATTCTCATAGATGATGTGTGGAGTGGAGGTAAGGCATCTGATGGTCCTTATCCACTTATGTCTTCTGCTATGGCAGCAGGGCTTTACCATCCTAACTGTAAAGACATACATACAACATACTTTCCTGAACTTGATGATGAGCCTGATAGCAAGTTTTCCAAGAAAGAGCTTGAGCAGGTCAAGGAAGATTACAAGCAGGACCAGAAACAGCAATATGCAGGCAGAATGGCGGAGCAGTACGGCAGACTGTCAGAGTATTCACTTGATCCGGATAATAAGAGAATGTATGCGGCGAGGAAGGAGCAGTGGGAAAAACAGGAATATGGTGCTATTGATGAATACACATCATCAAAGAAAGAATATGATGCACAAGTTCACAAGTTAGCTAAACTTGAAAAGGAAACAGACAATGCACTTAATGCTTATATGGATGTTATGGATACACCTCAAGCAGCAGAGTATGAAGAGGTATTTAATAAAAAATTTGATGAAACAGAAAATCTGAAACAGATAGTTAAAGATTTGAAAGCAGGATTGTCAGGAAAAGAAGCAAAAGCTGTTAGACAGATGGAAAAGGAACTTTCTTTAAGAACTGGAATACCAATAGATAAAGTTGAAATGTCAGGATTGAAATATGATACCGCTAAAATGGTATATGATTCTTATGATGTTGTTTTGAAAAAATTCCCTGAACTGAAAGGACAGCTAGCATCTTTCAAATATAGTAGCGATTTAAAAGGTGGTACATATGCAGGTTGTGTAACATATACGGGAGAAATCAAAGCATATGGAAAATTTGCTAATTATGAAAAATTAGTTCAAGCATATGCAAATGATGTTGCTCAAGGGTTTCATCCAGTTGGTACAGACCACAACAGTATTATTGTACATGAATTAGGTCATGCCTTAGATGGATATATGTCAAAAAAGGGACTGCTTGATGGAAATGTTCACAGAACAACGAGCAAAACAGTAAAAGATATGACTCTGAAATTAGCGGGATTTGATAAGCAGGAATTAGCGGATGATTTGAAAAAACAAGGCTTGACGCTATCTCAAAGACGTGATATTTTAGAAAAAAAAGAAAGAGATTTCATAGCTGAACATGTTAGTGTTTATGCAGCAAAGTATGATTATGTTAAAAATAGAACTAAAGTAGATTCTGAACGTGAATTTTTCGCAGAATGTTTTGTAGAATATATGATGAGTGATAATCCAAGAAAAACAGCAAAAATATTTGGCGAAATTATTGAAACAGCATTAGGAAGGTGATGTAAATGTTTTCAAGTGATGCTACAGTTGAAGAAATTAGCCAATTTGAGTATGAACTGGATAAGAAAGGCTTAATGGATTATTATCATCAACTTGGAGGGAAAAAGAGCGGATTAAAAAATTTTTTAATAGATGGCTTGATAAGTTCATCAAACCCAGTGGATTCTTTAGAACTTATTAAAAGTGATTCCAAATTAAAACTGACAAATGCTGAATGGGAGTATGCAAGAAAGATTGCGTTTGAACGTCTTAAGAAACTTATGATAGAAGAGTATGCAGCTACTGATGAAGAGATGAATAGTGACGAGACAAAAGAATATTTTAAATCTTTAGGTTTTGCGGATTTTTTAGAAGTTTAACAGCCACCAGTCGAGAGATTGGTGGTATTTTTATACCCAAGTTGCACCGGTGCAACACAATATAATATTAGTTATTAAGCACACATGGCAAATAGCTGTGTGTGCCTATTTTTTTTATGCCCAAAACTTAATGGCACTAAACTTTAGGGAAATGCCGACGGGCGGTAAACGGAAGAAAGGAGATAGAGTGATGAGAAAGACATTACCTATGAATTTACAGTTCTTCGCAGAGGGCGGAGATGGTA